GGTAGTGGAATAAAACCAAATGAATAAATATAAATAAGAACCACCATTCAAATAAAATCACTATATTTGTAATATGAAAAATATAGATAACACAAATTATAAAGTTGATTTTTTAGGTAATGTTTATGGCTTGGATGGTAGAGTTTTAAAACCAGCAAAAGACAATAAAGGATATTTAAGAGTTGGTTTAACTATAAACGGAAAACTTTGCACAAAAAAAGTTCACAGATTAATAGCTCAAACATTTATAAGCAATACGTTAAACAAACCATTTGTAAATCATATAAACGGTATTAAAAACGATAATAGAGTTGAAAATCTTGAATGGGTTACTGCTAAAGAAAATACAAAACACGCTATTGACAATGGTTTATTTTACTTTAATACAAATGAACAAAGTATAAATATTAATACTAAAAAAGGTTCATTAAATGGTATGTCTATACTAAACGAACAGGAAGTAATTGAAATTAGAAAAAAATTTAAACCTCGTAAATACACAAGAAAAATGCTATCTTTAGAATATAATGTAACCGAAAATTGTATTAAAGATATTATTATTAGAAAATCTTGGAAACATATTTAATATGCGGTTATTACTAAAACAAGAACATGCAATATATTATTTAAAAGACAGCATCACTAAAGAGATTCTCTATGGTGGCGCTGCTCGTTAACCCCTCTACTTAATTGTGGAGGGGTGAAAAAGCTGGTGGTGGCAAATCCGCTCTCGGTGTATTATGGCTTATTGAACAATGTCAAGCTTATCCTGGCACCCGTTGGCTAATGGGCAGATCAAAGCTAAAGACATTAAAAGAAACAACTTTAAATACTTTCTTTGAACTTACATCCAATTTAAAACTATCTACTTCCTATAACTACAATAGTCAAACAGGAGTGATCACCTGGAGCAATGGAAGTGAAATACTATTAAAGGATCTATATTCTTATCCCGCTGATCCAAACTTTGATAGTTTAGGTTCGTTAGAGATAACCGGAGCCTTTATAGATGAGTGCAATCAAATATCATTTAAAGCGTGGCAGATAGTTACATCCAGGATAAGATATAAACTAAACGAGTATAACTTAACACCAAAGATATTAGGAACATGTAACCCGGCAAAGAACTGGACCTATTCAAAGTTTTACATTCCAACCGCTGCCGGAACTATAAACGAAACACGAAAGTTTATACAATCATTACCAACTGACAATCCTAACTTGCCTCCATCCTATTTAGACAGTTTACTTGCTTTGGATGAGAATAGTAAGCAAAGGTTGTATTATGGTAATTGGGAGTTCGACAATGATCCTGCAAGGCTTATCGACTTTGATAAGATACAAAACATATTTACTAACGACTTTGTTGATGCTGGTGATATGTTTATTAGTGCCGATATTGCTCGTTACGGAAGCGATAAGATGGTTATATTAGTTTGGAGTGGCTTCCGGGTTATTGAGATATTTACTCTCGACAAATCAAGTATTACAGAAACTGCTGAATCAATCAAATCATTAATGAATAAACATAGAGTTCCATTGTCTAACGTGGTTGCCGATGAAGATGGTGTTGGTGGTGGTGTTGTGGACATTGTCCGTTGCAAAGGATTTGTAAACAACTCCAAAGCATTAAAAGAGGAAAACAATAATGTAGAGTATCAAAACCTAAAAACGCAATGTTATTATAAACTTGCTGAACTGATCCAATCCAATAAGCTATTTATCGATTGCAACAATGCCGATGTTCAAGATACCATTTGCAAAGAGTTAGAACAGGTTAAAAGGGATAAGATTGACCAAGATGGTAAGTTGAGAATATTGCCAAAAGAGAAAGTTAAGGAGTTAATCGGTCATTCGCCTGACTATTCCGATGCGTTGGCCATGCGTTTCTATTTTGACTTAAAACAAACTTTCTTTACATTCTAATAAAAAAATATATCTTATTTATATTTAGTCTAAATAAAATTTATATCTTTGTGGTTATTAAGATTAATTTAAATGGATAATATAGAGTTCAAACAATTAGCTTACGACTTAAAAGAGTTAGACGAAACCAAAGGAGTGATAACTGCTTATGCTAACGTTTATAACTTTAAAGACAGCGATGGAGATATTTCCGCTTATGGTTCATTTGATAAAACCGTAAACGAAAACTTTAAACGCATCCGGGTATTGAAGGATCATAATCCAACAATGATGATTGGCGTTCCTTTGGCTATTGATACCAAAGATAGTTATGGTTTGCTTACTACTACTAAATTCAATATGAATAAGCCATTAGGTAAAGATATGTTTACTGATGTGAAGCTTATGTTTGATACTGGATTAAATGCAGAGTTAAGCATTGGATATAGAGTAATGCAAAGAGATAATAAAGATAAAAGCATCATTAAAGAATATAAGTTAATGGAATATTCTTTTTTATCATCATGGGGAGCGAATCAATTATCGACAGTACAGGATATAAAATCAATCCAAAGCCATTACGGACTTATGGAACTTATTACAAAAGCTTACAATTTGCCTTATTCAGATGAGAGATTAAGACAGATTGAAACAATATTAAAATCACTCACAATAGAGCCGTCAGAGACTGACACTTTTGATAATGAGCCGATATTATTAGAAACGTTAAAATCATTTACAAACTCGTTAAATTTAAAATAAGATGAACGAATTAGAATTAAAAGCGGAATTATCTGCTATCAAAACTGGTCTTGAAACAAAGACTGCAACCGAAGTAAAAAACGCAATCGATGCGTTAGAGGTTAAAATGACAGAAGCAAACAAAACACAATTTGCTACTGAATTAAAAGCTGCTACTGAAGCAATGGAAGCTAAATTTGCTGCTGACTTAAAAGCGGTACAAGATCACGCTGACAAATTGGATGTTAAATTACAAGAAGGTGCTAAAGCAACTGCTAACAAAGGAGTTGATGCTATCAAATCTGTAATTAAAGACAATGCTGAAAAAATTGCATCTGTTCACGAAAACAACAAAGTGAGATTGAAAGCTGTTGGAAATATGACAACTGCTAACTTCACTGGAGAAGAGCCAAGAGATTATAACTTTGATATAGTTAAATTCCCTGCTCAAATGGTTAACGTTGCTGACTTAACAGGTAACATCAACATTAATGGCGGAACTTATACTTATACCGTAGAAGGTGCCGGAGAAGGATCAATCGGAGCTAATTCAGAAAACACAGGTAAAAATCAAAGAGATTACGATTTTACTGCTGTTGACGTTTCAACAAACTTTATTGCAGGTTTTGCTCGTTACTCTAAAAAAATGCGTAATAACTTATCTTACATAACTTCAGCTATTCCTGACTTATTAAGAAGAGATTATTTCAAAGCTGAAAATGCTGCGTTCAATACTGTATTAGCTGATGATGCTACAGCTTCAACTGAAATCATAACAGGTAGTTCTAAATCTGAAATGCTTATCAATGAAATTGGTAAATTAGAAGATGCTAACTACATGGTAAATGGTATCGTTATCAGACCAACTGATTATTTAGATATCTTGAAAACTGCGAAACAAGATTTAGAGTCTGCCGTTACTTACGAAGGTGGAGTTTTAAGAGTTGCAGGTGTTCAGGTATTTAAAGCTACTTGGTTAGCTGCTAACAAATACTATGTTGGTGATTGGACAAGAGTTAACAAAGTAACTACTGAAGGATTATCTTTAGAGTTTTCAGAAACTGAAGGATCTAACTTTGTAAACAACAACATTACTGCTCGTATTGAGTCACAAGTAGCGTTGGCTGTTGAGCAACCATTAGCATTGGTTTATGGTGATTTTACTGCAACTGCATAATCATTAAGATTTTTAACATAAAGCCACTACTTGATTGTGGTGGCTTTTTTTTATTACAATATTATGACATTCAAAGTATTAAAACAATTTTACACTCATTCCAATAAAAAAACCTATAAGGTTGATGAAACTATTGAGCTAACTAAAGATGAAGCTTTAGGAATGCTTACTCATGGTTATTTGGAGGAAGTCAAAGAAGTTAAAGAAGTTAAAGAACCTAAAACCAAAAAATAATGACTAATTATACCGATGTTATTTCTTTAGAACAAGCGAAGTTATATCTTAAAATTGATGATGGCCAAACCATTACCGATGATGAAATAACCGGAATGATAAACTCTGCACTTTCATTTATTGAGAAACGTACAAATCACATATTTAAAACACGTGATAAAGTATATTTTAAAGATTGTGCTTTAGTGCAACAAGTTAAAGTTTATGACTATCCAATAGACAATACTGAAACCGAATTAGAAATAGAATACAGGCCTTTATATGCTATTGTTCCAACGGTTAATAATATGGTTACTTTAACAACTGGTTACACAAGTGTTGAGGATATTCCTTCGGAATTAATCGATAGTGCTTTACAGCTTATCAACTTTTGGTTTTATAATTCAGAAACTAAAAACGCAATGAATAGCGTCCCTGACTTTGTATTATCTAATATTGATGTTAACAGAAGATTTTTGTAATGACTCCAAGAAAATATACTAAATCAATAGAAGTGTGGAAAACAACAACCGTTGCTGATGGTTATGGTGGTAATGTTGTTACTACTGAATTGGATTATTCAATATGGGCAAATGTAACGACTAAAAATTCATCGAGATTAAACGAGAACGGTCAGAATGATAATCTTGTTCAAACTATATTTACTGTTCGCAATAGAGTTAATTTGGATCTAACTATCAAATATAATTTCATTAAATATAACGATGTAATATATAATATTGATAGCATCTTAAATATTGACTTGGATAATATTGATATTGAAATACAAGCCACTCAAAGAACTTAATGGAAATAAAAGGCTTAAATAGTGTTTTAGCTAATATACGAAAGTACGGCAAAGAAGCTGAAAAGGATATTGAAGGAGTTACTGAATTAGTTGCTCGTAATATTGAAAAGAATGCAAAGCAATTAGCTCCGGCTAACTTTGGTAAATTAGGACAATCTATTCAAGCGGTAAAAGATAATCCATTAAATTGGATAGTTGAAGCTGGAGGAGTTATTGCGCCTTATGCTCCATTTGTTGAATTTGGCACAGGTGGTTTAGTTAATGTTCCTAACGAGCTGAAGGATCAGGCGATTAAATTTAAGGGTAAAGGAATAAAGCAAGTAAATTTAAGACCAAGACCTTATTTATATCCTGCATTATTACAAGGCAGAACTGAATATTTAGAGAAATTAAAGAAAGTATTAGAGAAATATGGTAAATCCAAATAAATACGTTAGGAAGGCTTTATACGATGCTATAATAGGCGATTACGATTGCTACGATATGCAAGTAACCGGTAATGATATACCTAATCAATATGTGATTATATCAACACAAGATAAAGAGATTGACAAAGCCACTAAATGCAATTATCAATGGATTTCATATACTCTTTTGGACATTGTAAAGATTTATAATGGAGCGGGTAATGTAGGCAGTAGATTAATTAACGATGACATGGAAAATGACATACTATCATTAATCGAAAACGTTAATATTGATGGTTATACAGTTGTTAACCGGAGATATGAGTTCCCAAGTAATTTAGACAGTAGCACAGCAACTCAAACGGTTTATAGAAGTTTTATTCGAGTTATTTTAACTTTACAATAAAAAAATACTTATTTAGAATTAATATAAATAATTTTATTATCTTTGAAATAAATTAATAATATATAAAAAATAGAAATTATGTCAATAAGAGGCGAAAAAGGAATACTTTACATTTGGGACACAGCAGCCTATAAGCCTGTTGCTTGTCTTACTTCAAATGGATTAAACACAACATTAGCAATGATTGAAAGCACAACTAAATGCTTCCCTGGTGTGGTTAAGAAAACCCCAGGTACATTTAGTTATTCAGTAGATGCGGAAGGTGAATATATCGATACCACTACTGCTGGAGGTGATGATGCGAAAGCTTCACATGATGCTTTGTTTTTATTGCAACAAAACAAAACGTTAGTAACTTGGAAACTTGATACAAACGTTGATGATGTTGCTTCTGTTAAATACTATGGTGATGCTTACATTACTGATTTAAGTGCTACTTTCGGAAGTGGTGATGAGGTTACAACTTTCTCACTTACTTTAGATGGTGATGGTGCGATAGTATTAACAGATCCTAACGATTAATGAAACAAATAACCTTAACTATTGGAGAAAAAGAGCGTGTATTTCATTTTGGGTTAGGTTTTTTAGGAAACTTACTCGAAAGCGAAAACATAGCAATGAATGAAATTGATGCCAAGTTGGCTGAAAATCCATTTAAATGGATTCCGTTAATAATGTATCATAGTTGTGCTTTTGGATTTAAACGTAGAAATGAATTTCCTGACTTTGATGCTTTTGATGTGGCGGAGTGGATTGATGAAGTTGGAATGGATAGCGAAGTGGTTACATCGTTTTTTCAAGCGTTTACTCAATCCTTAACAAAGGATGTTCCTGAAGATAAAAGCAAAAAAAAAATAGTAACGAAAAAATAAACTGGAGCGAGGATGTAATTTCTTTTGCCATTGGTGAATTAAGAATGTCGAGTTTGGAAGCGGTTTACGATATGACGTGGGCGGAGTTTCAAATTCGACTTTTTGCATATAAAAGAATTGATTTATACGATTGGCAAAAGTTAAGGGAGTTAATGTGGACAAGTTACATTGCACCGCATCAAGATCCAAAAAAGATGGTTAAACGCAAAGAGGCGTTTTTACCTTTGAATAATGAGAAGCAAGTTAGGTCAGGTGTAACGGATGAGATGAAAGAAAGGTTTAT